CTGCACCCATTTCGTGCAGCAGCATTTTTGGACCGGTACCGTGGCTATTACCGATGCGACATATCCGGCTGCTGACCGTGCCGGCGGCTTGTCGATTTCCGATCAGCTTTCGACGACGACCGGCATCGCCAGCACGCTCGGCGGCTCGATCGCCGGCGAGGTCGCGCAGCACATAGTCGTCGCGCCTTAAGAGGGGGATAGCCCGTGTCAAGTGTAGCGACCCAGGCAAACAGTCACTGAAAAGAAAAAGACGGCAATATCGCCGCCAACAACCAGAGAAGAGGAAAGACGGATATGAGTCTGAAGATTCGAAAATTACCCGGCCTGTTTCTGTGTGTCTGTATGTTCGCGCTCGCCGGATGCGCTCTGTTTGGTTTGCCGATGGCGGCGCAACAGGGCGGTGGCCTGACTGCACCAACCGTGCAGAGCCAGGCCGGCGACAAGAGCATCGTCCCATCCGCGACCGCGCTTACCGTGGAGATCACCAACTTCTGCAACGGACAGGCGCAGACCAATTACGGATGGCTGGTGCAGTTCTGTGACGGTTCGCTCTCGCTCTCGAATTTGCCGATCACCCTGACGTCGACGATGGCCGCCGCCACCCAACAGGGACAGAAGGCCTGGTGTTACGCGAATCAATGGACCAACGCGGCCAATCAGCTGTCGGTGCCCAAGGACACTTCCGGCAACCCTATTATTCCAGCGCTGGCGAACTGCCCGTCCGGAGTCGCGCCCACACCCGTGACCGCGCCGAGCGGCGCCTCCTCGGCGAAATCTTGAAACCGCTGCGCGCGGGGCGGCAGGGGCTGACCCCTGCACCCAGTGATAATCGCGAAGTGCGCCGAAGCGCCCTTCGCTCTCAGCCGGGTGAGAAAAAGATGCGCTGCGCAGATTTTTCGATTGATACCAAGGTGCAGGGCTGTGCCCTGCCGCCCACCGCGCAGGTGATTCTTCCTCCGTGCCAACGGGGGGCGGAGTGTTAAGCGCGAAATCCGCGCAGCGCGTCTTTCGCTCTCAGCCCCGAGAGAAAAGGGCGCTTCGGCGCACTTTTCGATTGACCAGGGTGCAGGGCCGTGCCCTGCCGCCCACCGCGCAGGTGATTCTTCCTCCGCGCCGGCGTGGCAAGGGCTGAAAGAAATGGAGTGGGGAAACGTCGCAGGATGGAGCGCCGCTTTCATCGCATTTGTGGCGGTGAATGCGAGCACGATCCAATGGCTGCTGAAGCGGCGTGACGAACAGCATCTGCGCGACTCGGGCCGCGTCGACGAACTGGAAAAGCAGATTACTGACTTGCGGGTGGCTCTGCCGCTGGAGTACGTGCGGCGCGAGGACTGGATCAGGTTCAGCGGCACGCTGGACGCGAAGCTGGACGCGATGCGTGAAGAGATGCGCGAAGATATCGGAGAGGTAAAGGAAAGATTGTATGCCGGACGGAATTGATCTCGAACAAAAACGGCGCGAGGAAGCGCGATGGCGGGTGCTGCGCGTCGTCGACGCGGGACGTCCGATAGGTGTCTCGGAGCAGATAATCTGGCGCGTGCTCGCCGATATCAAGCTCTCGCTGTCGCTCAACGCCATCCGCCGCGAGCTCGCCTATCTGCGCGACTTAGGCTTGCTCGAACTCGAAGGCGAGGAATCCGAAACCTGGTTCGCGAAACTCACCGCCAGCGGGGTTGACGTGGTCGAGTACAACTACCCGTCCCCCGCCGGCGTGGCGCGTCCGCGCCAGCGCCGGTGAGCGCGGCGATGAGTAAAAAAAAGGCCGCGAAGAAAAGCGAGCCCGACGGCAAGCCGAAACGGGTGCCGATCGATCCAATTCCGTTCAAGACGTGGAAAATAAAAAAGCTGCCGCCGGATTTGAAAGAACAACTCGACAAGATGCTTACCGAGGGCACGCTACATAGCTGCCGGCAATTGTCAAAATGGCTGGGGGACAACGGGTTTGAGATATCGCACGCAGCTATTCACAAGTATGGGCAGAAATTCGAGCGGCGGCTCGACGCTGTCCGGATGGCGGCGGAACAGGCGCGAATCGTTTGCGAGCAGTTCCAAGGCGATGACGCGCAGATGCAGAGCGCGCTGATGAGGCTGGTGCAGACGCAGCTGTTCGAAGTGCTCGCGGTCTCAAATGAGAAAGAGCCGGGAACCGCGGGGAAGGGCGGGGCGACGGTCGCGCCGGTGAATCTCGGGGCGCTGGCGCGGACGGTGTCGGGACTGGCCAGAGCAGAGACGGAGCATCGCAAATGGGCGGAGCGGGCGCGCGAGGGAGTGGCGGCGGTCGAGCAGAAGGTCGAGGAGGCGCGCACCAAGGGGCTGAGCAAGGACGCCGCCGATCAGATCAAAGCAGTCTTGATGGAGATTTAGCGGAGTAGCAACTAGCTAATGAGTGAACCACTCTCAATACTACTTCCGTATCAGCGCCGATGGCTGGCCGATCAATCGCAAGTCAAGGTCAGCGAGAAGTCGCGGCGAATAGGTATTACCTGGACCGAGGCTGCCGACCGCGCGCTCGGCGCGGCCACCGGCGGCCGGGCCGGAATCGACGGATGGTATATCGGCTACAACAAGGACATGGCGCTGGAGTTCGTCGAGGCGGCGGCGCGATGGGCGCGGCGCTTCAATCGGGCGGCGGAGGCGGTGGAGGAAATCGTGCTCGCCGACGAGCGCGCCGACATCCTGGCCTACCGGATCCGCTTCGCGTCGGGGCACAAAATCGTGGCGCTGTCATCGCGGCCGTCGAATCTGCGCGGCAAGGACGGATGCGCGGTTATAGACGAGGCCGCGTTCCACGAAGACCTGCCCGGCCTGCTGAAAGCGGCGCTCGCGTTTACCATGTGGGGCGGACTGGTGCGGATAATTTCAACTCACAACGGCGCCAACAATCCCTTCAATGAACTAATCAGTGAGATTCGCGCGGGCCGGCGTCCATACTCACTTCATCGCACGACTTTCGACGAAGCACTAGCCGACGGACTATACAGAAAAATCTGCGAACAGAGCGAAACCGAATGGAGCGAGGAGAAACAGCGCGAATGGCGCCAGCAGATCGTCGATTACTACGGCGATAACGTCGGCGAAGAACTCTTTTGCATCCCGCGCGCGTCGTCGGGCGCGTACCTGAGCTCGGTGTTGATCGAGGCGCGGATGAAGGCCGGTATCCCGATACTGCGCTGGGAAATGCCGGCGGAATTTGCGGGCCAGCCGGAAGCGCGGCGCTACTCGGAGACGCAGGCATGGTGCGAGGACAATCTCGCGCCGGTAATCGCGGCGCTGGACGAATCGCTGGCGAGTTTTTTCGGCGAAGATTTCGGGCGTTCGGGCGACTTGACGGTGATCTGGCCGCTGCAGATCGCGGCCGATTTGACGCGGCGCACGCCGTTCGTCGTCGAGCTGCGCAATATCCCGTTTCGAAACCAGGAGCAGGTGCTTTTCTATATCGCCGACCGGCTGCCGCGATTCACCGCGGGCGCGATGGACGCGCGCGGCAACGGGCAGTACCTGGCCGAGACCGCGGCGCAGCGCTACGGCGCTCGAATCGTGCAGGTGATGCTGTCGGAGTCGTGGTACCGCGAAAATATGCCGCGCTACAAGGCGGCGTTCGAGGACGGCACGATCGAGATTCCCAAGGACGCGGACGTGCTCGCCGACCATCGCGCGATTGTGCTCGAGCAAGGCGTGGCCAAGGTCGCCGAGCGGCGCGCCGGGGCCGACGGCAAGGGACGGCACGGCGACTCGGCGATGGCGGCGGCGCTGGCGTTTTTCGCGTCGCGGGCGGACGCCGGACAGATCGCGTACATCCCGGCGCCCAGGTCAGGCAAGCGACACAACTTCGACGGGCGGATCGATCCATTCGGCGCGCCGCCCACGGAAGACGACCTGGCAAGCGGGAGGATAAGAGGGTTTTGAGGAAGTTGATTGAATGTGAAACCCCTCCTGGGTTTGCAGGGGTGACCCCTGCACTCAACGTTAAGGCCGCGCTCCGTTGTCGCGCGCGGCCCCTGCCAACGGGCAGGGGTGACCCCTGCATCCAGTGTTAAAACAAAGATGCGGGCTTCGCCCTGTTAGAAGTATGAGTGAGGAAAGAGGAAATCCTGACTTGGGTGCAGGGGTCACCCCTGCATATGCAGATGAATAGCTACTGGAGATGGAAGTGCGAAGAATGCGGTTATGAGTTTATACTCGCGCTGATTCGCGTCCCCGAACCGTGCCATCGATGCGGCGGTGAATGGTTTTTGAAAATAGGCGAAGCCGCATT